CCCACCTCAAACACACACGTACAATAGAATAGTATCAGGTAGTACCATCCAGTATCTACTAGTTTAAAGGCTTGTAACACTGTGCGCTTGATTATATAACCAGCGTAGAATCTAATAGAATCAATGAGTTACAGAAGGTTAATAATGATTTAATCCTTTTAGATAGCTGAATGAACTACCAGCCAAGCCAACAGAATCATCAAGGGGGGAATTTCGGCTTTCCTTATAATCAATACCCTCTCAGAAAATTGTAGTATTTTTAAAGGGACTCCCAGTAACCTAAAGTAATTATCTCCCATGTGTGGAGGTAGGGTTACAGGAAGGTACGTACAAGCTCCTCAGTTACTGTGAGATACCCAATGGTAGCTGTGAGTGAACTGGAGGAGCTTGTACGGCCTTACAGGAGGTTCTAGAAGTTATCTGTCCAGTTGGACGGTGTTACCGCATCGGAACCTAAAGCGTTCTCCATGAATCGTGCAAGTGCTTCTTCACGTAGCCGCTCGATATGCTCATCTTCGATAGACGACACATCTTTGGACATCTGGTCGAGCCAGTATCGTACACCCATCTCAAGTACATCTACCCGGTCATCAAAGGCGAGTGAACCCCGGTCTTTGGTAAGTCGAGTTAATTGATAGCTGAGTGTCTTCTTGACTCTGTCCGGGTTCTTTGCGTCTTCCTTAAGAATGCTCTCATCAATAACCAGTCGATGTTGATTGAGTACTGGTTCAAGTGTGTCGATGATACGTGCTTCTTTAGCTGACGATTGGCGTACTTCTTCAAGAGTAACGGGGTACGTTCTCTTTAAGTACGGTTCCAGTAACTTGTTGAACATACCGTCACCGAAGTTTGACTCGACCAATACAGCATTTACCTTCTCGGTCTTAGCGAGGTTGGCGATAGCTTGTAATGTCTTCTCATCGTAACCGCCGGGGAAACCAGAGCAATGCCGTATGTATAAGAAACCGTTCAGCATCTTAACAACCGCGTAGGAGGTTTCATCAGCACCACGTCCAGAAGGGTCAATGACTAACACTGAACCCGTATACTCAACCCAGTCATTATGCTTGAAAGCAGGACGGTGTAGTCGGTCTCCTGATAGTCCAATAGCAGGTATATCCTTAATGACTTGGTCTTCACCTGAACCCCACGCTACTTTAGCTGGAGCAAGGTCAATGGTGGTTCCCATGACAATGAGGTCGCTGAGTTTAAGCGGGTAGCGGTCTCCGTCAGATACTGAAGTGTCCAGCATGAACTGAAGGGCAAAGCCCGAACGACCATAAGATGCCTCACGTTTCAATAGGTCTAGCTCATCGAATCGTGCTGTGTCTGTAGGTTGTCCATATCTAGTATGATGTTGTGAGTTACCGAGGGAAGGGTCTTTCAGTAACTTCTCGCGTATGTAAGGAGCCAGTCTGTCACCGTAAGCATCCATAAGTTTCTGCTTGGGATAACGAGTAGGCCATATACGTTGAATGTAACCACGTTCAGCTAACACGTTATAAAGTGACATCTCTGTCTGTGGCGTACCTAGATAGATGATACGACCACCCGGCTTGAGTATCGCATCGAACTCTTTAACTGCCTCACCGAGACGGTCACGCATCAGCTGGGTCATTGAGTTATTAGGTACTTCCACATCATCCGGGATAATGACATTGGCACGTGAACCAGCAAGCTGACCAGAGATACCCACAGATTTAACTGAAGGGGCATGGTCGGCTGTGGCAGGGCCAACATCAAAGGCCACGTTAGAATCACGATGTCCTTTGCGAGTGTCGGGCTGTAGATGTTGAAGTATGTCGACCTCTCGAATCAATCGTTTCGTAAAGGTACTGAAAGCGTCTGCACGGTCTTTAGAGGCAGACACAACTAATATCTTAGTATTAGGGTCTACCAGTAACAACCAACACACGTAAGCCGAAGTTATCCATGACTTACCGACACCACGGAACGCTTCAATAATCGAACGCTCAGGCCCATGTTGCAGGAACTTAGCAATGTCATATTGAATTGGTGTCGGTTTGGGGAGGTTTAAACAATGCCAGATGTAAGCTAGGAAATGTCTGAAGTCAAGGATATACGGGTGGTTAGTGGGCAGTTGCGCCGACATCTTCGTCGAAGTCATCTAAAGGGATAGCAGTAGCTAGGTCGTTAAACGTAGCTACGCTGAGGTTATCTTTCGTGATTGAATTGTCTTTCAGGAACTCACGAGCTTCCTTAAGTACTGCGGGAGATATTTCGGAAATACCTGCTAGGCATTCTTTAATTGTCTTCATGTGTTGTCGGAAGAGGTCTGACATCTCCTGCTTGATGTCTTTTGTATCTGTCACTTTGTTTCACCTACTTTTAAGTTCTGGCTCTTGAAGAACCATCTGAGACCGAAGCTTGCCGCGACGATACCGAACATTACTATTTGATACCAAAGAGGGAGCTGGGTTACAAAGTTTACCCAGCTCATAGATTTCTCTGGGTTGAACCACGCTACGATTAGAGGAGCAAACCAGATAACAGTTATGAGTTCATCTTTCCAACTGTACTGACTTTGTCTAAGAGCAATGATGTCCCAAGTAGCTTCCTGTTCAGATAGCTTCATCTGGAAGTTAGCTTCGGCTTGGTGTTTAGCTTTCTTACTGTCCATCCATGAAGTGAATAGACCTGATAAGGATTGAATGATTAAGGCCCACATTTGTTATTGTATTCCTAATAGTTTCTGTACTACCCGCTCTACGAAGCTTGTACCTAGTGAAGCAATTAAACATGCAATACCACATACGGCTGTGAGAGGGAGGTCGGGGAAGAAGGTTAATACCGAAGCTGCTGAAGCTCCTAGACCAGCTGAAGACATAGCACGTCCAAGCACAAGGCGAGGGGTGAGTTTGTCTTCACTGGCTAGAAGTTGTCCCAGTCCGATGATTAAGCCTGATAACCCTAGAGTACCAATGATGGCCTCGGGTGGGACGTGTTCAGACATGAAGGTTTAAATCCTTTTATGATGTATTAAGTAATGAACCTCTATGAACTTATAGTTAACCTACAGTACTCTTACAGTATCTTATAGTTATCTATAGTATCTAGAGTGGGGCATTCCTTAGTAGGGGGGGAGTACTTAATAGGGAGCGTGTTCGTCCTCTTCAATAGAGTCCTTACAATGATTGGGGTCGAAGAAGTCTAATACTTTACATACGACACTACAGCCCCAGCACTCACCGTCTCGGATAGCTTTACCCATACGTGATGAGATAGTCTCATCCGGGTTGCCTAGAAATAGCGTGTTGAAGAACTGGTCGATACTGATAAGTAGATTAAACAGGTATGCTTTCATTTATTGGTTCCAAGGGGTAGTGATTAAGTTTAGTTCCTCTAATGTCTCAGCCGAATCTATTGAGGCCATTAAGGATTGTTTAGTAGCCAAGGCCATCTGGAAGCTATTCGCCACAAGACCGACCACCGCTAATGCTTCTTCATGTGCCAGTACGTGAGGCATGTTGTTCTCGTCAAAGAAGGTGACTTCTGTACCACCAAAGGTAGCTGAAAGACGCATAGCTGCATCTAACTTTATAGCTGAATCGAAACCAGCTCCCCAAGGGATACTATTCGAGTCTAGGATGGGAACTGAGAGGAACTGAGCTAGTCCCTCCCGTACATGGTTACGCTTCTTATCTTTACTGGCTACAAGTACTTGAGCATCCGTTGGCTGAGGTCGGTCGGGTTTCACATATACAGTGATACCGTCAGCTAACATCTCATCTCTTTCTGGGTTACTAAGATGTTTGATATGAAAGTATGTCTTGCCTGAATTACCTACAAGGTTTGATAGTCCTGTCTTGCCGTTAATATCTTGGTACATTTATTACCTCGCTGTTGAGTATTTAAAAGGGGATTCGGCAAAAGCCATGTAGACATAATCACCGCTGTTCGTGTTTACTGCGCTGCTGGAGCCTCTTACTTTGAACCCATTGGAAAGGGTATCTAAGATGTTGCCCGACGATACCGCTTCTGCGTCTGACTGGTTCGGGTATAAGGTGTCTTCTAGCGGGTTTATGTTGCTGCGTGAGCTGTCGAGCATGTGCCAGTTTGCTGTAGCATCAACACGTTTAACTATGACCAAGGCAGGTTTGAATCCAAGATAAACAAACGGCCCATCGGTAGAACCATTGCCGACATAACTACCAAACTTACTGAACCCTTCTACTTCTGCAAATAGGTACGCGATAAAGGATTCCGAAGAACCACCCACGTTAGAGCCTACCGTGAATTGCGTTGTCGTCGGGGCTGTGTCATTCCAGTAAGCTGTAGAGTTAGACCATGCTGCCGTGTTGTCTAAGACAAGTCCACCATCTTTTGGTACTACATTTGCTTCATGGTGATACAAGACGTTAGCAGTTACAGAGTCTGTCGTTGTGAAGAAAATCATCAAATCAGGTGTAATACCAAGGGAGTGACTAAACGCTTCATTAGTGACTGTCTTCGTCCCTGTAACAATGTCAAAACCTGCTGTGATACCGTCCTTCCAGCACCAAGCGACCATACCTAACCCGGTAGTATCCGAGTAATCAGTATCAGCACCAACAGTAAAACCGTTACTATCGAACGAGGTTAAGCCTGTTGTGTCAGTTGCTTCTACGCTTCGTATATTTGTAGAGATTGCTTTTGTTGCTCCGCGTACACTATCAACAAGCTTATGGTCGTATGCACTTCCACGTGATTTAAACCACACTAAATCAGGTTGAAAGCCTACTGTCTTAGCTCCCGCGCCATCATCATAGATAACAGGTGTGAACTGAAGGTTAGGCTTTGTTATTTCAGGTTCGGGTAGGTTTTTAGACGATAATGCTTTGTAACCCGAAGGGGCTGAATAAGTCCAAGAATCTTCTGTGAATAGGAATGTCGCTTTACCCGCGCCGCCACTGTTAGCGTAAACCCTGCAATGCGCAAACCATTCACCTGTAGTAAATGATTTAGCACCAAGTGATACACCGTTCTTGAAATACTCAATATCGTTAGTATCTAGGTCTACCGCCACGCCAATTACATCACTTGCTGCGCTTGATGCAGGGGAGGTGTCGGTCACACCTTCCGTCTCAAACTGCCCTACCATGTGATATATTACTACATTAGAAGAGTCGATATTCTGGCTGTTAGATATACCTATACGTATTGAAGCGTTTGAGAAGGTATTTATAAGCGCCTCAAAATAATACTTACCTTGCGTCATGCCGACCGTAGAAAGTCCGTAGTAACTATAAGTATCTGCAAACTCTGCCATAGTGCGACCAGCATTTGAGAATGAAGTGTTTGATACTGAGGTTGCCATCAAAGTGTTTAATGTAGCATGATTGTTAGTAGGCGTATCTGTAGATTGCGTCACGCCAACATTGGTGAAGTCATTACCATTACCTGAGCTATCCTCACCTAAATCAGCCCCGTTCTCGAAGTTGAGATAGAAACCATTTGTACCGTAAGTGCCTTGGTATTTCTTTGCTACCCATTGGTTTGTGGTGGGGTCTAGTTGTGCAAAATCATCTGGGGTTAACGCTTGTCCATCAATGAAGTGAAGCTCTGCCATATAGAACGAAGCATAATAGAATGATGCTGCTGCTAAGTTTGTACGACCTATCTGCATTTCAGTTAAGAAGTTACCGTTCGGTACTGCGTCAAGAGCCGGGTAGTTACTATAGGCGAAGTCGGTAACTTCTTCGTTACTGATGTACAACTTAACTCTGTCAGCTTCTGTAGCGTTAGCGCTGTCGTATACAGCGACCAGATGATACCAACTAGCCGTGTCCCGTAAGTAACCCTCACTTACAATTCTCGTTTGGTCGACACCCGATGAGTTACGCATTCGTAGCCCGAACTGGTCTGAATCAACGGCTACAAAATCAAAAGCGTTATTGCCTGTGTTGCTTCCAAGTATGACTGTATATGCGTCAGCTATCGTAGCTCTTTTAATAAAAGCTGATACCGTAAACTTTAAAGGGTCATCACCTGTGGTCGCATTGGTTCGGTGTAGATAGTCCGTCCCTTCAGCTGTGAACACAGCACTGTTAGCAATGTCGTATCCACTATTAGGTAACAATCTAGGGTGTAACATTAAACGGCCTCCTGAATCTGCATGGTTGCGTTAGTTGCTGAATAGCGTGTAACAACTAAGGAATAAACAGCACTAGCTGCGAGCAGGGGAACTACGCCGATTGCTTTCACATTGGTTCCTGCTGTGATTGTGCGGTCTGTCCCGTCGATAGTGAGTAAGATTTCACAGACACCATTACCACCTGTGGGTACATTGATAGTTACGTTACCCGTTACGCTACGAGTCTTGAGGGTTTCAAGTGCCATGTTAGGCGTGATAGTGTCGGAAGCTAACACCTCAATATCAGTAGTGAAGCCCACAGTCACGTTGCTTGTTGTGTCACCACGTAGAATGGCAGTATCAATAGGTTCATAATCAGCGTCATGGTTGTGGTCGAGAGTAGCTTCAGCTGCTGCCTGTGCCACCTCTGCCGCTGCCTGCGCTACCTCAGCTTCATCTCTAGCGGTCTCACTATCTAACTGAGCGGCTTCTGCTGCTACCTGAGCGGTCTCTGCATCGTCCCTTGCTGTTTCTGTGTCTATTACATTTTGAGCGGCTGTAGCGGCATACACATCACCTACAGCTACGAAGTGAGATAGAGTTACAGCATCCTGTGGATTAACAGGGTCGGCTAGGTCTGAGATGCGTTTACTTCTAGCATCGAACGTACCGTCAGCGACCAATGCCATCTTATCTTCAGAGTCATCATTAATCTCTTGAGCAATGAAGAAGTTCTGGTCAGCTGAAGCATCTAACTGAGCTTCATCTAATACTGTGGCATTCTGGAAGTCCACGACACGACTATCAGTATTGGTAGTACGTTTAATACGGAATGTGGTTCCTGAAGATACTGCGGGTGAGATTGAGATTAAAGAGTCACTCAGCCATGTAAAGGCAATAGGTGAATCATCTGAAACATCAAACACACTTACATCGTCCCGTGAGAGGAACTGAAAGGTAACTGTCCACGAAGTAGTAGACGAGTTACCGGGGTAGTCAACGTATGACTTTGCCATTATTAATTATCCTGTTGTTGTTGAGGGAGGTCGAAACCTTCGTCGATTGCTGCTGTTACGTTACGGAATATCCACATGTTAGGAAGTAGGCCCATTGCTGAATCCATGTCACCCTCAGTAACTTCGCGTGGTGTAATAGCCGAAGCACCTATCTGTCCTAGAGACCTCGCACTGTTAAGCATCTCCCAAGCGGGTAGAGTTAACTGAGATTGTCCTGAAGAACGTGTGTGATTGAATACTTGGTCTTGACCGCCTAGCTCAAGAAAGAAGTCCATGATTGCTGGAGTGAAGGAGGCGAATGCTGAACGACTATAGAGAGCTGCCAGTTGACGGTCAGTCTCTATACGTCTCTCAAGCCAACCGTCTTCCTTACCCACTGAGTTGATATGCTGTTGTGCCATGTATGACACCCAACCGAATGCCATTGAAGCAGTAAAGCCTACAGCTGCTTGAGTGTCTCTCATGTGGATACCATTGAGTGTGGCCCGTGTGTACGAACCTGCGACAAAGCTACGGAACTGCATAAATGCTTTTGCTAAATCTTTATGCATCCATGAGGCCATATTACCTACGTCAGTTTCCTGAACGGCATGTGTTACCATCCTGAACATCACGTGCGTAAAATCATCTAGCTCAGTCTTATCCCATTTATCCAAGTTGAATCTACCTAGCTTTTCAGTCTTGAAGTATTTGGACTTAGTACCTTCTGAGTGCTTACGAATCTGAGCGAATATCTTCTCTGCCTTTGGCTTGCTTAATCCATATAAATGAAAGCGTTTCCAGTCTTTCTTCCATACATCTTCGAAGCTGCCAGTCCCAGCGCGCATTGCTTGGTTGTATAGCTTTTGCGATAAGGCTCTAGCTGCGAACTCCTGTGAGAAGTCAGTGATAAGACCTAGCCCTGAATACTTAACTGTCAGCTGTTTACCAATCTGAAGCCCAGCATCCAGTCGTCTGAACGAGCTACTTAAGAACTCGACATCATGGTCGTTATAGCGCGAGCTAACCTGATTGTTAAGACGGTGTCCACCCCATGCACCTACTGCTTCCAGCTCGGTACTTAAGGTTTTAGATACATCGTCACCTACAGCCATTCTATCGAACGCTCGGTGCATTGAAGGGGCTAATTGACGTACTGCGTTGATAACCCCTGCGTACCCTATTGCTTGGCCTAGCTCGGCTACTGAAGCGGCTCCTGTTTGTCCCATGAAGCGAATAAAAGCTGCATCAGTGGCTGCGCGTAAAGCACGACCTCCGGCAGTTCGTTGAAGGGTGTCCATAGGTTTGCCTAAGATGTTATCAGCTGTGACAGAGATGTTATTAAGGGTTCTGTCGATAGTATCTTTATCAATACCTTTAGTACGTCCCTCGTTCTCTATACGCTGTTTTAAGGCCGCTATATCTGCCGTAGCTGACTTAGTATTGCCATAACCTTTACGAGCCAGTCCCACCAATCCTGAAGCCTTCTGCATGTATCTTAAGGCTGCTTTCTCAGCGTCTGTTTCAATGAGGTCGTATAAAGTTAATTCCTTACCAGTTTTAGGGTGAAGAACTGAAGCCGACATATCTAAGTCCATACGTCTCTTTAAGTGAGACGCTTTACCGACATCACGCTGCTTCTTGAGTACTGAGTTGACAATGGTTTCAATTACATCATCATCCATCTCCTCACCAACATCACGCATAAGAACCTTAAGTTCTTCAGCATCGGTCAGGTTTAGATGGAATCCCTGCATGTCATCAACAGCCGAAGCCCTATTGTCAAACTTCTTAACTAAAGAGTCTGCAACACGTTTAAAGTAGACAGCTTCTTCTGGAGAAACGTCGACACCTTTAGTCATGGCTAGTTGAAACAAACGAGATACCGTAGCTACATTAGTCTCATCGACCATAGCCCGGACACGTTGAGGTTCCCAGATGTGAGGTGTATACCGTCTATCTTTAGGGATAGCATCTGAACCGAATACTTTAGCGCCTTGTTGTTCATCTAGCATACGTGCATATAAATCACGGAAGCCATCAGCTGCTTTCTGTACTTGAGGGTTAACACTATCTTCCAGTTCGATATGTCTAGTGACTTGACGGAAGAAGTCTTCCCGTATCTTAATAGGGTGAAGGAATCGTTCTTGTATCGGAAGAGACTTCTTGTACTCAGCTACATGGGGTTCGACTGATTTACGCATGTCGATATTCCACGCCTTGTACGTCTGTCTTTGAATGGCACTTGCTGCACCACCTTCGGAGTTAAGTGCGTGTCCCTTCTTACCTACCGCGTCTTCCATGAGGTCGTTACCAGCTTTACGTGCTGAATCCATACCTGAATTAGCCACCTGACTGGCAGAGTCAAAGCGGAATTTACTCATAACAGCTTCAGGAGCGTTAAGTTCTTCAGGAGTCAAGGGGTTATCTGCTAGTGATTGGTTCGCTGCTGGGCCAGATACTTCAGCCGCACCTGCGTTACCACCTACAGTTGCTTTACTGTTCTTTTCGTCAATAGCCCGAATAACTTGCAAGGCATTATCCTCTATGACCTGTGAAGTGTTACGGTGAAATGCGCCACCTACAGCACCACCAAAGCCAATCCCGAACAAGGCTGCATAAGCGACATCTTCGTTTGTACCTAAGGGGTTAGCTTCGTTAATTAAAGCTTGTACTCCAGCATTCTCAGCTCCCGCTAAGATACCACCGCGAACTGCCGAACCAAGACGGCCTAGCTTATGCATCATCAATGCTTCAGGTACGCCTACTTCAGCTAAAGGAAGTGTAGCTGCTATAGCTAAGTTGCCGGGGTCGAGAAGGTTCATACCAAATCGTAACCAAGCACCTTTAACGCCATAGTCTTCAATAGTCTGCTCATTAGCCATAGCGTTCTGAAGCTCACCAAGCTGCTTCATGTAGTGGTCTTCGCTTAAGGTGTTATAAAGCATGGGCTGCATGTCTTGTGGAACTTTAGCTTCTTCAAGCATTTCAGGAGTTGGGCCTTGCCAGTTAACATCTACAGGGAAGTTATGCTCATTAAGTACATGGTCTAATGCAGGTAAGATAAAATCTTGGTCTTTGACCGCCGCCTTAAAGTCATCATAAGTAGTCTGACCTTCAACCTGCTGTCTTGCAATATCGGCTTGAGCTACGGCTTCGTCCGATAGATTGGGAAGAGGGGTCGCATGTAACGGTATATCCTCTATCTGAGGAGCGATTGGCTCCTGTTGTAAATCAGGAGATTGAAGGTTCAGTTCCATTTAGTTTCCTTGTTTATTGTTAATTAGGTCGGTTCGCTATGCTGTCAGTGAATAGCTCACTGAAAGAAGCTTGTCGTGGGCCTGAGAATGTTTTAAGTCTTTCCTCAAGTGTCTTCATGTCGTTAATAGTTTTCTCACGTAACTTCATGTTTGATAAGAACTTAGGGTCTGCTTCTCCTTGTTCCGACCAATATGTGAATCCTTTATTAGCGACATCAATATCGTCTAGGTCTTTACGGAGTGCATCGTATTGGCCTTGAACCGTTGAGCGTTCTCTTTCTTCCTGAGACAGAAGGTCTCCCGTAGATATTTTATGGTCAGTGACAAACTCCTTCACATTGATACGCCCCGGCAATCTAGCCCCATTCCTGTCCAATGCTACCCATGAACCGTCTGCTGAAGTGTGGGCATCAGGTACAATACGTACCGCTTCGAGTCCAACTTGTGGGTTCATGTTGCTGTAATAGGAAGGGAGAAAGTCGGAGACAGCATCTTCAAGTCCGTCTATGTTAGCGCCGGGGACTTGTCGGTCTATCCATGTGTTACCAATGACTACGTGTCGAGCCTCCACGCGCTCTACAGCCTCATCAATTAAGTCGGGAGTAAGCTGGGGAGCGTCTGGCATTTGCAGTCTATTCTCGATAACCTCAGCCACCTGTCTGCTCATCGTTGCATACCCAGCATGTCCTTCAAAAGCTGAGGCTATCTTGGAGAACATTGTGCTTTTCATAATGGGGTTGCTGAATGCCATCTGACCAGCTTCCACCTGTTGAGGTGTTCTGTTATTCAAGGCTTCCATTGCTTGCTCTGGGGTGTAACCTTCGTAGCTTGTCATAGCGTTGAATGAGTCGAACATAGCTGATTGCTTACTGTCGGTGAATGTCTGTCTGAGATACACGGGAGCTTGCTCTTGCAATATCCGATAAGCGTTAGTAGCTTGTACCCAAGTGTCTGGGTTGTTCGGCGTAGCTGTCTTAAGCATGGAGTCTATCTGCGGGGGAAGCACACCTGACTTCTTAAGGGTGTCAAGTGAGCCAATAATAGCTGAGTTGATGTCACCTGTTTGAGCGAACTCCTCATCCAATACGGACTGAGCTGCTCTCTTAATGTCGGCAGGCTTCTCACTATGCAGTAAGTCGGGACGTGTTCTAAGATAAGAACCGATACGAGCTTGTGTTGCTTTATCTGCACGTGCATCTAGTGAGCTTTTCTCAAGCGTGTTTATCTGACCTAGCGTTAAGGTGGATGCCCGTACTTCTTCGACAATATCTTCACCAGCTGCTGCTCTATCTTTGAACTGAAGGTATAGCTCTTTGTTGTTTACTTCAGTGCCGCCGCTCATCATCTTCTCGGCTTGAGCTTGAATCTGTTCAGCCTGACCAACAGTTAGTCGTCCAGTGGGATTACTTTCTTTGTCGAACACATCTTCATATAAAGCTTTGAAGTCGTATACACCACCAGTAGCTTTAAGTTTGTCTTCCCATTCCTGAGCTGCTGCGAACTTAACTTGATTATTCAGTACTGCGCTTTTAGATGTCTTGAGAGCTGTGGCTTGACGCTGTGCTTTCTCAATCTGGTCAGCATAATCTGAAGTATAATAAAGACTTGCGACACCATTCTCACCTTTGTTCTTAAACATTTCAAACACTTCAGGATGCCCGTCACCTGACATAGCGTGGTTGACAGCTGCGGTATAAGCTAATGAATTAAGCTCATGGTTCTGTAGGTTTAATGCTCTGGCATTCTCAGCCAGTGTCTTGAGGTTCGCTACATCGTAGGAGCCTGAAGCGCCCATGTCGTTGAATGCATTGTTATAGGCTTGGTATGCTTGCTCTTTAACATCTTTACGCACCTGTTCAATATGCTTTGCAGTATAGTCCTTACGGATACCGTCTTCAGCGCCACGTACAGCATTCAGATAGCCGACCTTAAAGTCGTCATCATCTAGCCCTTCGATGTCAGCATTAAGCGTATCACCAAAGAACTTATTAATGTCGTCAGTATCTGCATTGAATTGAGCTGGGTCGTTATATGATTCGGCTAGCTGAAGCGCCCTACGTTTACCAGCATTAATTCCTGATTGACGCATGTAAGCTTGTTGGAACCAAGGGGATTGCTCTGGCTGTAATTCACCTAAAGCAATCTTCTCGTCTACTTCATCTTTCGATAAGGACGCGGCTTGTTCACCTGCCAGTGATTCGCTCTCTACATACTTCTGATGTCTACCCTGTAGATACTTATTGAATCCGGGAGACACCTTCTTAAGTCCATCTGCTAGTTGAGACATGTTGCTTATCTCTGGAACTACGGTACGGTCTACAGGAGCTGCGTGTACGCCGGGTGCGCTTCGATTAATGCTGGTAGTCCCGGAAGCGTTTACATTTGTTCGTTGAGTAGTTTTCTGGGCCATGCTTATACCTTCTTAGTAGGAGTGCTGTACTGGCTATGTATCTGAAGCCCCGCACTACCTAGGTCTCCTATAAGAGAGGCTGCGCTAGGGCCACGTGCTGCGTTAGTTTGTGATTGAGCTGAGGAGTGTGCCGATTGTTTACTGCGGTCATTCTGACTTGAGGCACGTACTCGGTTCTCTTCGATACGAGATACGGAACGTCCTGCTTGTGTCTGGACATCGTTCAGTAATGAATCGACAACCAAGCCGCTAACACCTGCTTCACCTGTAGCTACACGTAGTTGACCTTTACGGACTAAGGCTTCTCGCGCTACGTCACTCTTCTCTTCTAAAGCTGTCCCGTCTAGTTCTGACTGTCGAGCTGCTAGGTCTGCTAGTTGAGCTTGGTAATTATTGTCGATAGCTGCTTGTTGGTTCTTAGCGTCTTCCTGCTGTCCCATAAAAGATGAGATAGAGGACACACCTGTTAAGGCCAGTGACATCATCATTAAAGTGGAGGGTTCACACATTGCGTTTCCTTGTGAATAAATTGAAGTCAGCCCCATGTAGACCATAAGGTTCTTCGGGGTGAATAGTGAAGTCAGCGTGCTGTAACCATCTCTTTGAAATGAGGTTATCGCCGTGTACATAATTGAACAGGACGACATATTCTTTTAGCCATTCATCGAATACCTTACAACTTGTCCGAATGAACTCTGTCCTGAATTTACTAATGAGGTCGGTTCCCAGCATCCATACAATCCCCCAGTCACTATTAGCTGGGTGAGGGACAACCCCGAAGATAACTTCAGGGTTCCCGTTGTGACATAGTACGTAACTAGGTGCGGCCTCGAAGCCATGTTGCAATGCCTCCAGAGGCGTGCTGCCTGAAGACAACCTTATCTCTTCTATATCGGCCTTACGTAAACGAGGAGCGATATGATAGACATCATCTTGAGTGGCTGGTCTAACGTGAGGATTTCGAGTGGAATAGGCCAACCCATTCTGCGGATTGGAAGATTGAGGGGAGAGGTGAGTCATTGGTGATTTCAATAGATACCTGTGTTGAGTCAGACATGATAGGGAATTTGAATGAGCCTGAGCTGATAGGGAGTGCGCCTAGTAAGAAGCCACCTGTACCTAGAATCTTCCCGGTGAACTCATAGGTGTATACATCTCGATAGTCAGGGGATACCGTTATCTTGAAGTAACCAGTATCGGTATAGTTGACAGCGAATTGACGTAGCATTAAGCGTCCATCTCTAATCGCATTGTTGCTACCATCTCTCATCATCTGTTCACTAAAGCGGTAACGGAAGGTGAAGGGTAGTCCTACGTAGGCGATACCGCTTGAGAAGTTACCTGTAGCCTTATATGTTGTTGGGGTTACATTGGTTAGGGATAGCCGCTTACCTGCGCTTGTACCATACGTGGAGCCTAAGACAGCCTCGACGACACCTTCATACTCATACGGAAGAGTCCAGGTTGTTTCGTTAGTCCCTGAGTCGTAAGAACCTGTCAGTTCGGTACGTCTATCTAACAGGAACTTGACGTTCATTCCTGTATCGACCACGCCACCATTGAGTGTCGTCCGTTCAAGGTAGGTTCCATCAGGTCGCTGGGTAACATGATACATATCAGAATGAACCATACCCATACCAAGAATAATGTCGTCCTCATCGAACGTCCATTTACCCCAAGATGATTGAACCTTCTCATCCGCTTGCCAATAGAACTTGTATGTCCACATAGCATTACGTTCTTCAGTGGATAGTGCGAATAGAATATCCTCGTTAGAACTGGAGGTTAAGTCGTAGACACCTGAAGGGAGGTAGTTAGGAACATGCGCTGTTATATCGGCTGCATCATTAGTGGTAACGTCATTCTGGACGAAGTATTCACGTACTGCGGTATGAGAGCCACGGGGTACGGTGAAATAGAGATTAGGCCCAGCACTGGCAGGGTGACAGAAAGGACTCGCTTCAAACTCTGTCGATACATCTAGCGTGGCTGTGTGTGGCGTTAGGGTATTTGGAGCTGACAAGATGAACTGAGTCTGCTCAGAGAACAGTACCAATGACCTATCGAACGCTGAGGCGTGATAGAGAGTTGATACCTTAGAGTGACCAGCTGGGGTATCTATAGGGTCAGAGTCAATGATGGTCGTAGCTGACTCCTTCCAGAAGCTGAAGTCACTTGCTGGAGCTGTTGATAGAATTACATTCTCGCCTGATAGGAAACCTAATCGGTTACGGTGTAAGAATATATCGGTAACTGTACGTCCAACAAAGCTAGGCTGTTGTACAGAATCGACATCTCCAACAGCGCGTTCAGCCCAGTCTATGACATCAAAAGTAAATGTGCCATCAGGTTCCCGCGTGAGTTGGTGAGGCATGGTAGAAGCGTCGAACTTATATTCGATACCTACCTCAGTCGTCTCTTCCCACGTGCTTCCATTCCATCTGACATAGTAGTTATCAAAGGTGTTATTTGCATCACCTTCTATCTTGTACACGTCATTCAGCGTCATGCCGGAAGTAGGAAGCTCACTGAAAACCTGCTTGGCTCCTTTAGCTGTACCTACTGTGACAGCGGCATCCATAGCTGTTACTGTTGTTTTATTCACAAGGAACGTGAAGTCGGCTACCGTCATAATAGCTAGTTCTTGCCTTGGGTCTGTACAATCAAGGTAGGAGGCGGGAGCTGTGAAGTTAACTGTCTTAGCGTTTCCTGCTAGGTCGTGGATTGTTAATGTCCCGTCACCTAACATGACAACATAGCGTTCAGAAGCGTCACGGTTGATAAAGTGGACTAAACGTGTGTCGTCATTAAGTGCGTCCAGCTTAGCTATAAATTCCGATGAAGGTCTTTTCTTCAGTCCATCAACTAGAGACGGGTAGCCATTCTCCTGTAGCTCACATTGAGAGGGTAGGCGTAGACTTGCGGGTTGCTCAGACACGCCATTGTATAGGCTGGGTATAGACGTATTCTTTAACGTGGTTCCATAAGCTGTTGCCATTAGTAATTATCTCGGTCAATGATTCCATACACATCTTCAGAGTCGAAGATATTAGGGTTGCTTGATTTGTTCTCAGCACGTTCAACAGCGGCACGCGCTCGGTTCTCGTCGCTCTGCGTATAGGCGTGTATGGTGTCACTTCCCAGTACTCTATCTTGGAACGTGCGGCTAGCTCGTATTGTGATATATCGTCTAGCTGCTTCTGGTATTTCTTCAAAATCTAACAACCATGTAATATTGAATTTCAATGCATTGCTAAATAGGTATGTCTTGCTTGCCTTGTCCCATAGCCTGTATCCACGGAGTACGACATCATAAGCGCGGTACTCAGGGGTGGTGTCTATTTCAAGGACGTTGCTGCCGGGGGCTATAAATCCATCAGCATCCGGGGCTAATTCATAATCGTAGTCGGTATTAAAGTTCCAACCCTCAGAGAGAAAGTCTCTGGTTACTTCTGCTAACATTGACTTAGCAACCACCGCATCAACTAATCCCGGAGTCTCTAAGCTTGAAACGGGTGACTGACCGATAGTGCCTAACATCGTGTTTATAGCGTTAAGAGCGGAGGTGTGCAGGTTACTTGTAGTTGCCATTTTGATTCCATTTGTAAAAAAAGGGGCCATCCGAAGATAGCCCCATGGGGTTTAACTGATTAAGCTTTAAGAAGCTCTACTGCACATTCAGGTCGTAAGATACCGTGACCTACAGCGTACTTAGCGACAACCAAAGAACCTTGACGGCGAACGTCATATTGGTCTTCGATAGCCAAGTCAAGTAACTTAACTGTACCTACGGCTGAAGGGTGATAAACCAAGCCTGAAGTATTAGTGAAAGTACCTTGATAAGCTGTTGGGCCTGTAGCGACTACTGTAGATGGTAGCTGGTTAGTCTTAACAATCTCAACGTCAGCTACTTTAATAACTGAACCTTCAGAATAAGAACCTTGACCACCCCAGTCTTTATTCAAGACGCTGGTAGTTTGAGCAAGCAAGTAATACTGTGCTGGCTTTAAGTTACACTTACGGTCTTGAGACGGGACATTCTTCTCATCTAATACCTGCGCGGCCTCAAAGATACCTGAAGCGATTGTTGAACCAGTGGTCGCATAACCAGCGTTGGTTAACTGAGTACCGCCGTTACCACCTGTGACAGTAGCTGAGGCACGTGCTGCTAAGGCCATAACTTGCTGAATGTTGGCATCCATAGTGTTAGCTAAGACGATACCTAATTCATTCGCATACGGGCTACGTAAGTCATAGTGAGCCATTGCTTCATCAATGTTAGCCATGAAGACATCGGCAATAAGCAAGTCATCAATAGTGATTACTCGTTCGTTACCTTTGATTGACTGGCCTGTAATCTCTGTACCCGGCGTGTGGTAACTAGCAGTAGCTGTGCCGATGACAGGGAACTGTGCTGATTTACCATTAGCGATAGTACGAACCATGTGCTTGTCCATCATCACATTGGCGTTAGAGAATGATGTTAAGACTTCACCAGCAAATACTTTCAAGAATAACGCTGTAGCGTCACCTGCTGAGTTGACCTGACCTGTACGTGATACTGTGGCATTTGCCATGTTGAACTTCCTTTATTTTAAAGTTGGGATATAAACCGAATTAACGGCGTTGGTCTCAACTCGTCCTATATTGCATAGAGCTTTCACACGTTATCCCGCTCACGGGGCATGTGTGTCTTTGGAACTTGGAGAGTTATTGAGGGGGGTACTGCGGAGGGGTGGAGCGGGGTTGTTCTTAGAATTGTGACTGTGCTAATTTCTGCATGACTTGAGCGCGATACGCGGGGTCTTTTGCATAACGCGGGTCAGACATTGCTGTCGTCATCTCGTGGTTAGATTTAAACCCAGAGAATGCCGCCGGAGCTTGCTCACCTGTCAATAAGGTAGAGGCTGTAGTACCTTTAGCTGCACTAAATGCCTTAGCTAGTTCTGCCAAAGCTGCACTTACAACTGCGTTATCACCACTGGATGTATCAGCATTAAACTTAGCGATAGCGTTTGGAGCCATATTAGCTGCTGCCCATTTAGAAGCTGCGTCGAATGAGTCACGGTCTGTAAAACCTGCACCAGATAGCAAGTTGCTTTCTGTTGCTTCGACCAAAGCACGTTGACCTTCCACGTAGGCATCTACATACGCTTTGGGGATACCTGCTTTAGCTAGTTCAGCATACGAATCTTCGCTTAGTTCTTGGGTTTCTTGGAACTCTTGCGTGTAACGGTCAAACGACTCTTGTGTGATAGGAGCGTCTTCCGGGATTGTTACTTCGTCAGTTACATCGTCAGCTGCTTCTTGGTTGCTTTCGGTGAACTTTGCTTCAAGCTCACTTGTTGATTTACCCCAAGCTGCATAATCCACGACACCATTATCAGCATCCCAGAATTTATCAGGTACTGCTTCAGGTTTGGTGGCTTGTTCTACTGCTGCTGGAATGTCGTCAGAGGTGGCTGCACCTTCGGTAACGGCAATCATCTGGTTGTTATATTCTTCACTTCCGGCTTCTGGAGCGGTCTCGTTTGCTGCCATTTTTAATTGTCCTTACGGATTGTTTGGGTTACTTCTGGTGTTACTTCTGGTGTTACTTCTGGTGTTACTTCTGGAGTTACTTCTGGTGTTACTTCTGGTGTTACTTCTGGAGTTACTTCTGGAGTTACTTCTGGTGTTACTTCTGGTGTTACTTCTGGTGTTACTTTCTTAGCGCGTGCCATGTTTAATCCTTAAGATTGAGGGGAGCCTTGCATCATCTGCGGGGCCATTTGTTGCATCATTTGCTGCATCTGAGCTTGCTGGTCTGCCTGTTCAACTTCTTCTTGCGAACGTATTAAACCGTCTGTATCAATTCGGAGATAAGCACCTCGTCGTTTAATATAGTTACTAAGGTTCACATACTTACTTGCTATTTCAGGAGACAGGGCAAAGATGTCGCGTACCAAGTTATCAAGCTTGGCAAGGTCTGATGTGCGACCTAATGCGTCGAGTCCTGTCACGATGACAGGGTTCATTAAGCTTTCAGGTAGTTCTGGCAATCTGCCTAGGGAAACCATGTCAGTCATAACCCGCTTAATCAACGGTAACTGGAACTCCTGAGCTAGTATCGAATAAATACCACCAAGGGCATCGTCCAATTCTCTTGCCATGAACCGTACTTCTTCAGCGGTTACACGCTCTGCTTCACGTTGAACGCTACCGTTCAGCATAAATGCTGCGCCTAATCGCCGCTCGATACGGTCAATGGTTTCTAGTGCTACTCGGAAGTCAGCAAACTTATCTAGCCCGAGCGTTGTAATATCCTGCGCATTACCTGTAACGAATGCACCTGAAGCCGCTTTGTTGCAGTCCGTGGCTTTCGTTACTGAGTTGGGGGCTACAAAGAAGAGTACTTTAGCGGCGGCTGCACTACCCTTTACGATAGCTTTCATAAGACCTTCTAGTGATATTAAGTCACCTAAATAATCTTCGACATATCCACGTCCAAAGTTCTCACCGTCTATCTTCTGAAGACGTAACACTATCCAAGGGTTCTTGTCCAGAGGATATTCATCTCGTGCGTTAGGTACGGCAATGTCGTTAATCTCTTGCGTAACTAGCCAGCGGTCTCCGTCCCGGCGCATTCCCGTATATAGGTCAACGTCTTTGGTTTCCTTATGAGACTGAACGTCACACCCACAAGCGGCCCGTATTTCTTCTGGAAGAACTGTGGGGCTGATTGTTTCCTTGAGTACGCATTCCAATAAATTACCAGCTGCATCACGCTTGACGACATACTTGGATAGGTCGTACACACGTACATCACCCGTAGGAGAAGAAGGTGGCTTATAGAGCAAGACGTTACCTGCTACTAATAAGTGCTTCAATACTTCAAAGGTTGATGTTCTAAGAGGGGAGGACTCGATATAAGCTAGAATAGTCTGCTCGACATCACTCATGGCTTTGTCGAACTCAGCTCTCGCCTCATCATCCCCAGCTATTTCAGCCAGTGTGTGTTTATCCACATCTAGTTTAAAGAAAGGGTGTCCCGGAGGTAGTAAAGCTATCAGTAACTTGGCGGCTAAGGTGGTGACACCATGTGCGCCTACGCTTTGATATTGAGATTTAAAGGTGGTCGAACTTGTTGAACCTTCTGGTGGGATAAGCTTTGGCAGGGTATGTTCAGCTGCACTTCTAGCCCGTCTTAAGAAGGGTTCCCGTGAGGGCTGTAACGCACTATAGCGTGCCTTTAATGTCGTCATGTAGGGATTCCTAGGCCGGAGCTACGTGTAGTACCTCCAATGTCTATTTTGAATTTAGAAGTACCTACAGATGATTTACGCTTCTTGGCTGTTTGTGAGATTGATGTGGAGACAGGTTCGCCCCGTGGCCCTGCGGCTGCGGCTTTCTGTGCTGCGTTCTTTGATGTACTTTGAATATCGAACTTACGGAGACTAGCGAACCCTGTAGGTGACTGTCCGTCATAACCTGTTACACCGTAGTCACCGTTAGGGTCTTCTACGTAACGCACGATAGCGTTTGATTCATTCTTACTTACACCTAGTTGTGAATAGGTATTGGGCTGATTCGTTGCGCCTAGGTTTCCGCGACCACTTTGTAATACTTCTTGGTTCTGGAGATATGAGCCATCATCGACTCTATACAAGGAATTGGTGGTAAGGCGTGCTGAGTTATAGACGGGTTGGTCTTGACCTCGATACGCACCTCCAGTACCCGGCGTGTAACCACTGGCTTTATAATCTGAACCTACTGTGTAGGCTGAGTCTCCACCACGCCATGCGCTTGAATAAGCGGAGATGTCAGATACCACTTGTCTGCGGTAAGTCTGGCCTTTATATAGCGGGGTTTCTTTCTTACCGAACAGGCCCATTAAGCTGCACCGATATTTAAGCCGGACTCTGTACCTGTTGATTGAAGGTCAATCTTAAAGCCGCTGGAGCCACGCTTCTTAGCACGTGCGTTCTTGTCGCTGTTAAGTGTTTCATTTGCTGAACCGAATGTGGGGGTGGGTTGTTTTACTGGTTCAGGAGCTACTACGGGAGGGGGTAGCTTAGGTGCGCCTCCTCCGAAAATGTTAGATAGACACATTATTGATTGTTAATCCTTAAGCCGCTCGAAGCGGTGTTGATACTTAGCCCTTTATCTTTGTGATTACCGCGACCTTGTTTCTTTGTCTTGGTTTCATCTTGAGCTGGGGGTGGGGTGTCGGGTTCTTTGTCTGACTTGAAAACCTTCTTGCCTAGCTGTACGGCAGGAAGCTTGTCTACGTTATCTACCAATAGTTTTGCGAGACACATTTATTTTTCCATCATTGAATTTAGTTGTTGTTCCTCAGTCCGTCTCTTTAAATCCTTCAACCATGTGACCACATTGTGCTGCCCCGCCTTATAGAAGATGTGTCTTTCTGAATCGTTCAGGTCTGCGCATTTGTCAGGGAATACTCTCTCAAGTAACTCAATGAGTTCAGGAATGTTTCCGGGTATATAGTCGTCCATTTGTTTCCTTATAAAAATCCCCCTGCACCTTTCAGTACAGAGGGGGACACAAACGAGAGGAAGAGTCCTTAGTAGGGGGGGAGAACTTATCGTGAATCTATCTGTCTGGGGGAGTCCACGGTATTACCTTCTTCTCTTTGTAGTTAAAATCAGTATGCCTACAAATTCTAGCGACACGTGCTTGCACAAGTGCGTCCTCTTCTGTAAGCCCCTTAGAAATATAAAGCTCTACTATTCGCCGCCATGTTTCAGCGACCAACTCCTCGTCACTAGCCCAAGGGGTTCCCCATTCGACCACATCATCAATAAGCTTTTGTGCTTTGACTGGGCCAATTCCGGGACACCCTTTGTACTCATCAACGGTGTCACCCGTCATCGTCTGTAATAGCCAGAATCTATCAGCTGCTACAGGGTGGATTAGTCGGGGACGTTTATCGTTGTCTGGGTCGAAGAGATAACCGGGAATGGTCTGCATATCTTTATCAATAGATACAATTATCTTCTTACCCTTGATTAGGGTGGGATGCGTTGAGAGGATTCCCAATACATCATCACCTTCTAACGTAGCTTTAATCTTGGTGTCGAAGTTATCTTTAATATAGTCACGGGCCATAGCATGTAACTTAGGCTTAACAGGTCTGCTTGCTTTATATGTTGGTAGTATTTCCTTACGGAAGTTAACCGAATCACTAAGCACACAGACCACGTTGTCGCATCTTAATCGAGTGCGATAAGACTGTATCTCACCTTCAATGTAATCAGGAAGTTCTTCAGGGTGGTACTCAATAAAGTCTCCATCCCCGAAGTCGAACTTGGTTTCACAAAAGATTGCGGCGCGTACAGCTATAACGTCAGCATCAATCAGGAGAGTCGTTGTCATTCTGTCTCTCTTCGTTGAACTTATAGTTACAAGCTAGCTGCATCAGCTCATCAATAGACGCTGTGCTTTTTATCTGATTAGCTTTATGGCTAATAATCTGCACGTTGCCTGAGATGTAGCCATGTTCAGGGTTCTTCCTGTCAAACGATTGTGACTCGGGAAGGGAGCGCCCCTTGTTCCCCAAGCCATAATTCAGAATGATACCCAGCAAAGGGCAGGTATAAGGCCATCGTATTTCCTCGAAAGGGATACTGAACTCTACACCTGCACGCTTTGCGTTTGATTTCTTCAGACTAAAGATGCGCTTCAGTAGGCTGGTTTTAATGTGTATCGGCCCAAGTGTCTCCTGCGTCTGCTGAACCAGCAAGGTCGCATCGGAACTTGTAGAACTCACCTGCTTCTCTGATTGAGTTTTCGGCGAGTGTTTTGACTTTGGGTACATGTACCTCCTTCGTCTGTATTTGGAACTCATCGTGTACGTTAGCGACGAACTCATAATCAATACCGGGTATCAGTCCTAACGCTTGACACGCATCATCCAGTATTACCAATGCTCTCTTCATTACTACAGCACCTGCTGATTGCAATAAGGTATTAAGAGCTGAATGTTCGCTACGGCTCGGTAGCTGTCGACCATCTAGTCCCTTCAAGAAACCTTTAGTCTTAACTGCCCGTTTAACTCTGCGAACTAAAGCCCCTAATGCTGGTACTTTTGTCTCGAAGTTCTTGCGGCTATTACGCCCTGCTACGAACTCTGACTTCACCAGCTTTAAATCTTCAGCCATTATGTTGCCTAGCTTTGCATCACCCGCTCCATAGATGTAGGCGTAAAGCCATGTCTTAGCGGTGTCTCTTGACAGTAAGCCCACGGCTTTCATGTTTAAGGTGTGTGCATCAGTTCCTAGCTTCTTCTCACCCTTAACCACAGCATTAGCGTAGACACCTTTATCCAGTACCGCCATGTAATGAGCAAGGACGCGTAGTTCTAATCCATCTGCATCACAACCAACTAACTGAAAGCCTTTGGGTACACCGAACAGTCCTCGACACTCTGGCCCATATTCTGACTTAGCACTAGGTACTTGAGCCACGTTAGGGTGTGAATGCGTCATCCGTCCTGTTACGGCTCCATTGGT